GGAGGAAGGGATGGACATCAACTCCCCGGTCGCAGGATTGCGTCCATTGCGAGCGTTTCTTTTAACCGCACGAAATGAGCCGAATCCAATAAGCTGGACTGTTTGTTTTTTTGATACCGTTTTGATAATTGTTTTAAGTGCTGCATCGACTGCACGCGTTGCAGCAGCCTTACTCAAATCTGCTTCCTTCGACACCACGTCGATCAAATCACCCTTGGTCACGCTTACTGCTCCCATGCGTTTTCTGTCATAGAAATACCATCATAAACCGCTGCAAACCCCTATCCCTTCGACGTTGGACAGAGTTGGTGATCCGAACATCGATTAAGCAAAAGTCCGGCCAGACAAATTCAACCCGCGATCTGTTCCCAAGGATCATCATCTTGCCTTGTTGCCGCATCGGCTGCGCCGAGTCGCGCGCGTGAGCTCGGCGTAAAGCCTAACTCCGCCGCCAACATGGTCATGTCTTTCAGATAGGCCCGCGCCGCGGTAGAAAACGGGTTGTGCATCACGGGACGGTCCTTGGCGTCCAGGCCCGCAAGCTTTGCCCCGCGCACCGGAATGACATCGGATTTGGCGGCCAGCCTGATATTGTATTCGTAGCGATAAGCAGCGTTACACCACGCAGCCAAAAGGTAAATGTCGAGTTTTCGCAGCAAGCCGCGCGGCGCATGCGCAATCGCATGGTCCCAATAAGGCTTGGCCTCCTCGAGCAACATGTCAGGGGTAGCATCCCCCGCCAACGCTTGTGGCTGCTGCAATACGGGTGCTTTGGCATTGATGGCTCTTTTGCCCGGATTGCCTTTGAGTAGCTTCAGTTCAATCGGCGCCGGTTTGCGCCCTCGTGTGGCCATGTTGTCTGCTTTCAATTGCGCGGTGTGGCGATGTCGGTGCTTGCGCACTTGCGCACACAATCGGCCATTCAAGTCATCCCTTACCCAGTGCCCGCCGCCTCCGAAATAGGGGGTCGTGAATTTCGCGGTCACAAAAATATGGACACCCGCGCGCATCGCCACCGCCCAACTGTGGAGATTTGACCCCCCTACCTCATGGGCGAGGGGGTCTAGCGCCGGCCGGCAGTCTCTCTGGCCGTTTTGCGGTTGTGGCAACCGACGCAGAGAGGCTGCAGGTTGGCCCTATCAAAGCGGGCACCGCCGTCTTTGAGCGGCACCACGTGATCCACCACCCCAGCCAGAACCAGGCGACCGCGGGCCTTACACGCAAGGCACAGCGGGCTTTCGCGAAGCACCGCAGCCCTCAGTACCCGCCAAGGCCTGCTCTGGTAAAAGCTCACTTCGGTATCAAAGACACGTCTGGCTCGTCCGTAGTCACGGTGCGCGCTGGCTATGTGTTGGGGGCAAAAGCCCGGACTTGACAGTACCGCCCCGCAGCCAGGGTAACGGCAGGGCGTTGGGGCACATCTGGGCATATTATTCAATCCAGAAAAGAAACAGGCGGCGACAGGATCTACAAAATCTCAGCCTGATCGGACTGGGTGAGTGCCTCTTCCGCAGGCTCTGCCGCTCGGGTTGCTTTGCGGCCCGTGAACGCCTCCCAGCGTTTGACGATAACGTCCACGTACTTGGGGTCGAGCTCGAGCAGCCAGCCGATGCGACCTGTTTTCTCAGCCGCGATGAGGGTAGTGCCCGAACCGCCAAACGGGTCCAGCACGATGTCCCCTGGACGGCTGGAATTGCGGATCGCACGTTCGACCAACTCCACCGGTTTCATGGTCGGGTGCAGGTCGTTCTTGTGCGGCTTTTTGATGTGCCACACATCACCCTGATCGCGTGCCCCGCACCAGTAGTGGTCGGCACCGTCTTTCCATCCGTAGAGGATCGGTTCGTACTGGCGCTGGTAGTCGGCGCGGCCGAGCGTGAAAGTGTTCTTGGCCCAGATGATGAAGGTGGACCATTTGCCACCGGCAGCTCGGAAGGCCTGTTGCAGGGTATCCAGCTCGCTGGACGACATGGCGATGTAAGTGGCCCCAGCACAGCGATCCAGCATTGGCTTCAATGCGGCCAGCAGGAAATCGTAGAAACCATCGCCCAAGTTGTCGTTCAGGATCGGGCGATCCTTGCCGCGCATCTTGTCCTTGGCGCTGTTGGCGTAGTCCACGTTGTACGGTGGATCGGTGAACACCATGTCGGCCTGGCCATCAGCCATCAGCTGCTCGTAGCTCTTGGGGTCGGTGGCGTCACCACACACCAGTCGGTGCTTGCCCAGCTCCCAGACATCGCCCGGGCGGGAGATGGGAGTGGCCGAAACTTCGGGGACTGCATCGTCATCCGTCTGGCCATCGACCGTGGTCTCGTCGCCCGCCATGATCTCGGCAAGGGCATCGGCGTCAAATCCGGTGATGTCCAGGTTGAAGCCGTCTTCCTGCAAGGACTGCAGTTCGATGCGCAGCATAGCGTCATCCCATCCGGCGTTCTCGGCTATGCGGTTGTCCGCGATGATCAGCGCGCGGCGCTGGGTCGGCGTCAGGTGATCGAGCACGACCACCGGCACGGTGTCCAGGCCCAGCTTTTGCGCGGCGGCCAGCCGTCCGTGACCGGCGACGATTACGCCATCGGATCCCGCCAGGATCGGATTGGTGAAGCCGAACTCGACGATGGACGCCGCGATCTGTGCCACCTGCTCCTCGGAGTGAGTGCGTGCATTGCGGGCGTAGGGCACAAGTTTGTCGGTAGGCCAGCGTTCGATGTGGGTGGAAAGCCAGGGTTCAGACATGGATGGATTCGCTTTGTCGTTGTCGAGCGACCACCTCAAAGGCATCGCCCGAGGCAGCCAGCGTGACCGGTACGCCAGGGAAGTTCTGCTGGAAACGGTTCAGCGCCATGTCGACGTACTCAGACGCGATCTCAACGGCACGGCCGATGCGACCGGTGCGTTGAGCGGCCATCAGCGTGGTACCGCTGCCGCCAAAGGGCTCAAACACGATCTCGCCCTCGTTGGTATAGGCCTCGATAACTTCCACCGGCAGCGTCACCGGGAAGACTGCTGGGTGGTCGATGTCCTTGCCGATCTTTCCCTTGTGGCGCATGACGCGGATGACCGAGTCGGGGATGCGGTGGTCTTGTGTGGGCTTACCGGCTGCAGTCCAGCCGTTGACCTGGCCATCCTTGGCGCGCATTGCGGTCGAGGACCCGTCGGCGCGCAGGTGCGTTTCCTGACCAGCGAACTTGCACGGCACGGTCTTGTTGGGTTTACGCGTCTGGCGGTTGAAGTGGAAGATGAATTCGAAGCTGGGCGCCAGGCGTCCTTGCCAGTCACCGGGCATGCCCGGCCCCTGGTCCCAGACGTACCAGGCAAAGCGTCGCCAACCCTGCGCCCGCATCCATTCCAACCACTGGTCCCAGTAGGGGATGCATTCGTTGTCCCGGTGGATCAGACCGAGATTGACCAGCACCTGGCCGTCAGTGGTCATGGGTACTTGAGCAAACACGCCGCGCATCAGGCCATCCCAGTCGGCAATGCCGCCGGAGGTGTAGTCGCGCTGGTTGCCGTAGGGCGGTGATGTGAAACAAAGGCTTGCCTGCTCGCTCTGCATCAGGGTGGCGATCACCATCGGGTCGCTGGCATCGCCACAGATCAGGCGGTGCGGGCCAAGCTGCCAAACGTCACCCGCGCGGGTGATGGCCTGCTTGGGTGGCTCCGGGACATCGTCGTCTGCCTCTGCATCCGATTCAGCATCGGCACCGCTAGCTTCAGATTCGTCCAAGGCGGCCAGCATCTTGGCCATCTCGTCGACTTCGAAACCTGTGAGCTGCAGGTCGTACCCGGCACCGGACAACTCCGCCAACTCCAACGCCAGCAGTTCGTCATCCCAACCAGCGTCCAGCGCCAGGCGGTTGTCGGCAATCACGTAGGCGCGTTTTTGCGCGGTGGTCAGGTGGCCCAGTTCAATGACCGGGACTTCGGCCAGTTCCAGCTTGCGCGCCGCAGCCAGCCGACCATGGCCAGCAATGATGCCGTTGTCGCCATCGACCAGCAGCGGACTTGTCCAGCCAAATTCCACGATGCTGGCCGCGATCTTGGCGATCTGGGCTGGAGAATGGGTGCGCGGATTGCGCGCGTACGGCAGCAGCGCATCGATCGCGCGATATTCGATCTGCAGGTTTGGCGTCATGGCATTGAAATACCCGCCGAGCGTTGCCGCTGGGCGGGTTCGAAATATGCTGGGGTGGTAGTGGTCAGGTGCGGTGGTAACCGCAGGCCGGTAACCTGGCCGGGTGGTAACCTGATTTTCAGGGCAGTCGCTATCGAAATCTCGGGATGTTGCCCCCCGCATTACTATTTGGGCAGGAAGGACCCGTTGATTTTCTTAGGTGGGAGGTATTTTCGAGCCGGCCATGCATCGATGCACTTCTGTCCTGACCATAGCTGAAACTGTACGCCGAAATGGGCCATTATGCTGCATTCGAATCTGGGCACACTCCACGCTTTAA